GGCATCCTGCCGGCAACCAAGCGATGAGCCTTACCGAAGAGCTTGCGCGACTGCCAGACGGGTGGGGATATGTCGCTGTCGATGATCAGAAGCGCCCCTATCAGACCAAGTGGCAGGAACGGCCACTGGACAAAGCCGGCCTGCAGGCTGAGCTAGACGCCGGCCAAGCAAAGGCCATTGGTGTGTGCTGCGGTGTGCCATCGGGTGGCCTGTTGTTCCTGGATCATGATGGCCGCAGCGCTAGCACCATCCTCCGCGACTGGGGTTGTCCCATGTCTTCGTTGCCGCGCTCGTGGACGGTTACCTCAGGCCGCGACGGCAGGTTTCAGGTCATCTACCGCGTCCCTGAGCAGTATTGGGCCGGCATTGCCACGCGAAAATACAAATCCGGCGTCGCCGACTCCGATGGCAAGCCCGAGCAGATAGAACTCCGCTGGACCGGCTGTCAGTCGGTCGTAGCCGGTGCTCACCCAACTACCAGCGGATACCACTGGGTCAGTAAGTACAGCCCCGAAGACCTCGACCTATCTGAAGCGCCGCTGTGCCTGATTGAGCGGATGCTCAAACCCGTCGCTGAGCCGGCGCCATTGCTGGCCGCGGCGGGCACTGACGATGCCGCTAGGGCGCGGTCATACATTGAGGCCCTGTCTGCTAGTCGTGCTGATGACTATGACCACTGGCTAGCCGTCGGCATGGCGCTTCACAGCGTCGGTGATGACAGCTTGCTCGATGACTGGGAGCATTGGTCGGCCCAGTCCGGCAAGCACAAGCCCAGCGACTGCCAGCGCAAGTGGCGCAGCTTTAAGAAGTCCGGCATCAGCCTTGGCACCCTTGGCGACATGGCCAAGAAGGACGGCTGGCGGTCATCGCGCCGTGAGCCGACCCGGAGCGTGGCTAGTGACAGCGACAAGCCGCCGATTATCACCAAACCCGAGAAGCTAGAAACCGCAGAGCTGCTGGCCCTGCTGCGCAGCCAGTCCGATGAGATCCGATACAACGTCTTTACCCAGCAAATCGAAATCAAAGGCTCCGTCATTGACGGAGCTGACCGCTTTTATCTCAAGTTGGCCGAGATGGGTTACAAGGTTGGCAAGGAGCTAGCCATTGACTGCCTGGTGCAGGTGGCCAATGAAAACCCTTACAACCCTGTCACCGAGTACCTGCTCCACTGCGAGCAACACGTTGAACCGGCCTACATCGACGGCTTGGCGACCGCCTATCTGCGCCCTGGCGACCAAGGCGGTGGAATCACCATCTACGACGAAATGCTGAAGCGCACCTTAATCGGTGCTGTCGCCCGCGCCTTTGATCCCGGCTACAAGCACGACACGGCCTGCGTGATCATGGGCGACCAAGGCGCCTACAAGTCCAGTTTCTGGGGATGTATCGGTGGTCCGTTTTACTCCGACGCTCTAGGCGACATCAGCACCAAGGACGATGTAATGGTGCTTCACCGCTCCTGGATTATGGAATGGGCGGAGCTAGATCACATCACCAATCGCAAGCACGCCGGCCAAGTCAAGGCCTTCCTGTCGCAGGCTGTTGATCTACTTCGGGTTCCATACGGTAAAGCTGTTGAAGCGTTTCCTAGGCGTGGCATTATCGTCGGCACCACCAACAAGACCACTGGATTCTTGGTTGACGAAACTGGAAACCGCCGCTTTTGGGTGATCCCAACTACTAAAACGCAGGTCGATCAAATTAACACCGCCATGCTTCTGATGGAGCGCGATGCGATCTGGGCAGCAGCTGTTCAGGCATATCGAAGTGGTGAAACTAGCCGCCTGCCAGTTGCAATGGAAATCGCAGTTCAGCAGGAAAATGATGCCTACATGATCGAATCACCGTGGCGCTCAGCTATTTGCACTTACCTCGCTGACCGCCGATCAATGGAGGTTTTGACCTCTGAGGAGATCCTCGCTAGGGCCATCCAGAAGCCCATGGAGCGCCAGACCAAGGTGGACCAGATGCAGGTTGCATCCATCCTCAAGGAGCTGGGTTGGACCAAGCGCCGTGAATCTTCCGGCAAGCGCCGCTGGTATTACCAGTTGGACGACCAACCTATGGGCTAGACGGCCAGATGCCTTACGCTGCAGTCACTCTCAGCCGACTAACCTCCGGACCGACCCACCTGCTCTTAGGAGTTACCCCGTACCCCTCCCCTCCCCTTTATTTACTTACTTTTCTAAAGAGGTTAGGTTGGTTAGACGGTCGGACAAAGCCAGTGATACCAAGGCGCCTAACCTCGTCCAACCTCAAAACCCCCAATGCAAGAGATCAAAGTCCGTTTTCAGCCCGCTGACGTGGCCGCTATGGATCAGCAGGCGGCACTTGCTGGCACCACCCGCACCCAGCTCATCCGTGACAGAGCGTTAAGCCTCCCTGTTGCACGGTTGACCACGGTGGATTACCATGCGCTGGTGGCTGATGCTGTTGCTGCTACCCGCGGTGACCTGCCTCGCCTTCAGGTGGAATATCTCGTCGCTTATGTCATCACCAGACTTGATCAACATTCCCGCCAAGCAGTCGCCGGTCATCAACCGGCTGCATGACTGCATGACCAAAGCGCTCGCCTATGCGTCCGCTATCCGCGACAATGCCCAAGACGATCACGACCCCATCCCACTGGAGCTGATCGCCAGCTTCCAAGACGATTACAACAAAATCCTCGCTGCACTCAATGAAGCTCATTACCTCGCAGGTTGATCTGGATCACGCGCTGCGCACCATCGCACCAGCCGTTGGTGTCCGCAGCTCGCACCCGATCCTCGACTGCTGCCTCATCACTGCTGCCGGTGGCAATGCCACCATCACCGGCTTCAACCTTGACCTTGGCATTACCGTCACCATTCCCGCGGCAGTTGATACCGCTGGCGCCGTGGCATTGCCGTATCGGCTCCTGGCTGGCCTTGTGAGCCGCATGGATGACGGTGAGCCCGTGACCATCGCAGACGGCTCTGTAAGCGCTTCTGCGGGCTCCTACGGCCTTGCTTCGTCCGATGCAGCCGATTACCCGGCGATGCCTGCTGTGGAGGCTCCTAGCGCTGACCTGGACATCACCGCTGGCGTGCGTGCTTGTCTCATGGCAGCCAGCACTGACGCAGCCAAAGCCATCCTGCAAGGCATCCACCTTGCCAATGGCACCATGGAAGCCACCGACGGCCACCGATTGGTGCGGCTGCCAGTGGACCTGCCCGATGGCATCAACCTCACCCTGCCAGCCAGCACTATGAAGCTGCTGCAAGACCGGACCGTTGGCATCGCTGCCGCCAATGGTCAGGCTGTCATCGATGCTGGCGATGGCATCACCATCTACAGCCGCATCCTTGATGGCACCTACCCTGACGTGGCAAAGCTCATCCCCGCCACCTTTGAGCACGCCATCACCCTGGACCGTCATCGATTTGCACGTTGCCTTGAGCGTGTGGCACTCATCGCGGAAGCGCACAACTCCGTTGTCAAGCTGCTCATTGGTGACAAGGGCACCATGGTCATCAGCGCCGAAGCTGATGCCAACAACGGCACCGAAGCCATCAAATACACCGGCAAGGCAGGCAAACTAGCGCTAGCCTTCAACGTGCATTACCTGCTCGATGGCCTTAAAGCCTTCCGATCGGCGGAATCCGTTACACTGTCAGCAAATGGCTCAACCACCCCTGTGGTTTTAACGCCATCTGACGCATCAGATCAGACCTACCTGATAATGCCTGTGCAAATTCGCAACTGATAGCGATGGCTCGCAAGGGCACCGAACATGAAAAGATCTTGCGAGTGCATGAGATCTACAGGCTCCTGATTAAAGGGGCCTCTAGGTATCGAATTCTTCGCCATGCTACGGAAAAATGGAAAGTAAGCGAAAGAACAGGTGAAACTTACCTTGCAGAAGCACGGCAATTGCTAGCCCGTGACCTAGAGATTGAGCGTCCTAAATGGCTGGAGCAGTCAGTCGCAGAGCTGCAAGATATGCGATGGCAAGAGTTAAATCCTGAAGATCGTGACGAAGGCGTTACCACTACCAACCGACTAGCGGCGCTGCAATTCTTGAAGGCTCAGGCTTCGCTGTTGCAGTTTGAGATGAAGTGAGCCTGATCACCGGCATCTGCGAGGATGCACCGCTGCTTAGTTTCATGGAGGTGCCGACAGCAGCATCCATGGATGATCTGGCGCTGAGGATCCGCAACGACCTGCATCCTGGGCAGCTTGCGTTTGTGGATGACACCGCCACGCAGATCATCGGCATCTCAGCTGGATACGGCGCCGGCAAGACCCGTGCGCTATGCGCCAAAGCGGTGATGCTCGCCGCAGCCAATCAGGGCTTCATCGGCGCCGTGATGGAGCCCACAGGCCCACTGATCCGCGACATCTGGCAGAACGACTTTGACGACTTCCTTGAGGCGTACGACATTCCCTACACCTTCCGGGCATCACCGCTGCCGGAGTACACGCTGCACCTGCCAGGCGGCGATACCAAGATCCTGTGCCGCAGCTTCGAGAACTGGAGCCGCATCATCGGCTTGAACCTTGCATGGGTGCTGGCTGACGAGATCGACACGGTGACGCCCGTGATTGCCAATAAGGCATTCCCAAAGATCCTTGGCCGCTTGCGTGCTGGCAATGTCCGGCAGTTTGCCGCGGCCAGCACACCCGAGGGCTTCCGCTGGATGTGGAACACTTTTGGCAGTGA